GTGGCGGCACGGGTGCCGTAGGCGTGGACTTTGATCGACTGCGACATGTTGATCTCGTCGTAGCCGAGCACGCCTTCACCCATCATGCCGCTCTTGAACTGACGGCTGATGGTCGGGCCGGGGTTGAACAGGCCCTTGAGACCTTCGACCAGGCCGGCGTTTGCGGCAGGGTTGACGGTCGCATAGCGCATGTCCATCGGGACCGCACCCTCGTTGAGGACGCGCTGGCCAGCCAGCAGAACCTCAGAGGTGGCGGGGGTGACGGCGGCGGTACCGACGGCGTTGTAGACGTCCTTGTAGACGTTGGCGACGTCAGCGTCGACGCTGGCGGCGAGCTGGCTGATGCGCGGCTTGAGGATGCGATCAGCAAAATCGTCCAGCGACAGGGCCATTTCGGCGGTCGTGAAGTTGACGCCGATGTGCTTCTGGTTGGACACCGACATCGTGGTGAACTGCTCGTTCTCGTCCTGCACTTGCAGGGCGGCACCGTCGGTGACGAGGGTGCGGTCGGGCAGGCGGATGCGCAGGGTGGAGCCGATCTTGGCACCTTCCTTGGCGAAGCTGTCGTCGTATTGGCGGTTGATGTTCCGCGTCAGGACGAGGTTGTTTTCGAAAATCTCCAGGGCCTTCCTGGTGATCATGTCAATGGTAAGCAGAGAGTTGGCCACAGCAGTGGTTCCTTGCAGAGGGGGTTATCTGGCCGCTTTTCTTATCTGCCGTTGCCGTTCCTGCTCGATCCATTCCGACGTGCTCATGGAAGCTACAGAGCGGGGGTCGGTGGTGTCGTAGGCTGGAGCGCCGTTGCTGGTAGGCGTGACAGGTGAGATAGGCGGTGGTGCGGAGGTGGTGCGTTTGACCGGAGGCGATGCTGCCAAGGCAGCCTCAATCCGTCCGATCTCCTTGGCCTGCAAGAGCGGCGACAGTTTCGAGATCCGTGACGCTTCCGCCGGATTGGACCCGAGGTGATAGAGTACGTCGGGGCCTTGGTCGGAGGCGCGGATGGTTTCGGCCATCTCGGCGGTGATCGGCAGGGACGGGTTGTATGCGACCTGTTTGAAGTCGTCATACTTGCCGAGGGCCTGCTCCTCGCGGTCGAAATAGGCTTCGACAACGGCGTCCTGCTGACGCTGCCGCTCCCTCTGCTCGACCAAGGCAAGTGCCTTTTGCTCTGCCAGCGCCTCGGCGTATGCCTCGGTGCTCTCGAACTGGTCAGCCGGCGGAAGGGGGGCGGGCGGCGGCGCTTGGCGCTGTTGCTCTCGTTCCCATTTACGCTGCTCTCGTGCGAGACGCTTGCTGACGACCGCATCCAGTTCTTCCTGGCTGAAGGTCTTGGGCGCAACGTCTTCCGGCGTTTGGACTTCGGTAACGGGAGGGGCCGTGGCCTCCAGTTCCGGCGCGGCTTCAACCCCCGCTGGGCTTTCGTCGGTCATGTTGGCTCTCTGAGAACCCCCGGTGCGCTCCGCCGGTAGAGTGACACATAAGCTACTGCTGTCGCGGCTTTTTGGCAACAGGGTTTAGAACACCTGCCACCAGCGACGGTTCTGGCTTTCTGCAATGGCGACGACGGCGTCCTTGCGGACGGAACAGACACGCAGGTCGGCGTCGCTCTGGATAATGGCGTTACCCAAATCGCCCACCGTCTCAGCACCCGACACGTCGACCGTCGACACGCAGGGAGCCTTGAGGCTATCGGGGATCGTCACCCTCGCCGCGCTGGCGGCGCACCCGCTCAAGGTCACGGCCAAAGTTGTCAGGCAGGCGCAGGCCAGCGCCGTTGAGCTTCTTGACTTCATTTTGCTTCCCCACTTGTTCCTGGCGGATGGTGGCGGTCTCGGTCACGACGGCGTCCAGTGCCTTGCCGGTTGCTGCGGCAACAGTGGCTTGCGCGCGCATCTCCTTGACGCGGGCGCGGTCGGCACACCACGACAGGGTCAGCACGGCGAACATTAGCGCGATGAGCAGCGCGCCGATGTAGACGATGCGGCGGATTTCCTGTGGGATCATGACGCGGCTCCGTATAGCGCGGCCTCGGCGGCGCGGCGGCGGGCCAAACCCTTCATGACCTTGCCGTCGTTCTTGTCCCAGCGCGCGAACTGAGCCTTCGCGCCTGCGTAGTCGCCCGCCTTATGCAACCGCAGCAGCGTGCTGTCGTTGAGCGCCGACAGACCGACATTGTAGGCGAACGACACGAGCGCGTCGAATTGGCTCTGCGTCGTCACCGGGGCCATCAGGGCTACACCCTTCTCGAACCGCCCGAGATCCGCGAGGAAGCGCGCGTCAGCCTGCGCCTGTGTCCAGACGACGCCTTTGGCGATGCCCGGCCCCGTGCTGCCCCAGCCGATCGTCCACGGGTGCCCGTCGCGCGAGCCAGGGTCGGGGTAGGCCGTCAGCTTGCAGCTCTCAAACGAGTGGATCAGGTCGACGCCCGCCTTGCTGACGCGCTTGGCGGCGGGCAGCGGCGCAATGGCGGCGTTTACAAGGTCAACGTCGGCCTGCGTCAGCGCAGACCCCTTGATGGCGCGGACGGCGTCGAACAGAGCCTTGCTCATGGCTGAGGACTTTCAGGCAACGGGGCAGGCGGCGTCTGGCTGCGGCGCGGGTCGATCGCCGCAAGGCACCCGCCGGCGACCAGAGACACGATCGTCGCGTCGACGCCCGCCAAGGCAAAGCCCATGGCGGCGATGATGGTCGCGTAGGGCAGGAGGGTCGAGACGAGCTGGCGCAGGTCAAGGGGGGTCACGGCTTCCTGTCCTGCTCGATGCGGTCTAACTGCTCCTTCATGGCCTTGGTCCGCTCATCCAGCCGGGCAAGCGTCCCGTCAGCCAGCGGCGCAACTGTTCGCTCCAGCGTAGCAACGCGCTGATTGATGCCCCCGCCCCAAAAGATGAGCGTAGCGGCTTGAGCGACTAGCGCCACAATTACGCCAATCATGGCCCAGTTTAGTTTACGAGCGTCGGAATGTAGGGTCATGATTAAACCAACCAGCGCCAAGTGAAGTCATAAAGCCGTTTTGTGCCGCTGCCGGTCCATGTGTTTTCGGCCATGTCCCGATACAAGGTAAAGACGCCGCCCGTCGACAGCGTGGCCTCGCCCCACGTCGCAGTGCCATTATCCATCACCTTTGCATACAGGCGGCGGGTGCCGGACGGGCGCATATAAGTCGGAAGCGGAATTGTCGTTCCGAGCGTAAACGCCGTAGAGTTCGACGTGCCACTAAGCAAAGCCGTGCTGCTCATAATAGCCCACGGACCCTCGCGTCGGATTGTAATTGCCATGTTTGTAGTGCCGTCAATCCCCGCCACGCTAAGAAGGAACGAAGCCGGGTATTCGCCCAGCGCGATGCCGTCTTGAGAAACCCCGGTCGCGATTGCGGGGTCGGCCATAAAGCGGGTGAAATCCACCGCGCTATTCGTCAGGCCCGTGCTGCTGACAAAAGCTCGCGTCCCGACATAGGTGTTTAGCGCCGCGTCAGACCGCAGCAGATTGACCTCAAGGCGAACTGACACCACGTCTGAACCGGACGACGTAAGCCCGACATACCGAGGTTGGGTTGTGGACCCGCCAGTGCCAGGGCTTTGCACGTTGTCCATGACCGCCCGATAGAAGCCTCGCGCGCCCGTGTTGATTTCAAGCCCTGCGGCGTAGGGGTTGATAAGCTCAACATCCATGCCGCAAGCGTTGTCTGTGCATTGGATTTTCGCCGCGCCAATCGTCCCGACCAATCCACCAAAGCCGGTTGCCCGACCGCTGATATAGCAGCCTTGAGCGCGAGTGGAGGCGTTCGTGTCAGCAGCACCCGCGATCAAGAAAGCCTCGCCGCGCTGCTCGTTGCCGTCCGCATAAGTCGCAAACGCAGTGGATGTGTTCACCGCGTCAACGTCCCTTGCAAAGCATCGGACAGGGCCAAGCGCAGATGACCGTGCCGTAAGCCAAACAGCCCGGCGACTGTCGCGGATGACCGGCCCGATAAAGCCGCAATCCACCCCGCCGTGAGTGTCAAACGGTTGCCAAGAGAAGCCCTTGGCAAATCCGCCAAACCAGACGCATCGCTCCGAGTTCGGGTAGCGGACGTAATCCGTAGAGCCGTCGTTGCCCGACCACGACACGGCGAAGCACTCAAGAGCACCCCCGCCGACCAAGCCGGTCGCATCAAGAAAGATACCGCCGACGCCATAACAGTCGCGCGTCCCTTGCGTCACCATAAACCCATAGCCGAAGTTCTTGGCGACAGGGTTCGTGATGACCATGCGCTCGACATAGAGCGGCTGAATGCAGAGATAGCCGAAGTCCTGAATATCCGGCTCAAGGATTTTGATGTCGGAGATAAACGTCGGGGCGACCGCTGCGCCGTTGACTGTGCCAGACAGGTAGATGCCGATGGACGTGGCGTTGTATGTCCCGGAAGGCCCTCGCAGTTTGGGCTGGATGAGCGTCACATTTGACGCGGTGATCGACAGGAGCGTGATGTTCGCAGCCGTCGAGATCGTCGCGCCTTGGAAGTCGATAGTGGAGTTCGCCGGGATGGTCAGGCCGGTCGCGCAGCGATAGTTCCTGCCAGGCCGCAAGGTCAGGACAGCGTTAGCCGCAGCCGCTGCCGTGATTGCGTTCTGCATGGCCGTGGCGTCGTCGGTAGAGCCGTCGCCAACCGCGCCGTATTGTTCTGGATACACGACGCGGCGCAAGGCAGTCTGCACCGTTTCAGCCACAGCCCCCGTGCCGGATTGCAGGAGGCCGACCAATGCCGAGCCGCCAGACGCCGAATAGAACGCCTTGATGTAGTCGGAAAACACCGACGCGGTTGCGCGCTTGAGCGGGCCCGGGGCGCGATAGACCACCAGTTCGTCGGTTCCGACGATCGGCGGCGTTTCCGCCGTCAGCTCAGGAACGGTTTTGCCTGCGGTCATTTTGGCTGGATCCTTGGTTAGGCGACGCGGGACCGTATCACAGGGTTGGTATTTTGCTCAACGCTCATGGGAGGCGCTCCACCCGCTAACGTGCGCCATCTCATGACACATCAGCGTGGCGTAGCCGTCGCCCCATCGGCAGGGGTTTGGCACATAGATCGTCCCGCCAACCGTGCAGCCCACCGCGTTAGGAACCTGGGGACACATACGCTGGACCCTGGCCTCGGTCGTAAACACAACGCCCGCCGTTGCGTCGCGTTGGAAGCGGGTCGGGGGCCTGTCTCGCCAGTCTGAGCCACCGGACGGCAGCAGGGTGAACAGCCACCACCAGAACAGGCCGGAGAAGGCAAACGCAGCCAGCAGTCCGAGGCGGCGGGTCATGGCGCGGTCAGGGCTTGGAGTTGGGCGTTGGTTGCAGCGAAGGGGAGAACCTGAACGCGGCGGATGTAGCCGTTCAACCCAACCGATCCCGGTATTGATCCAAGACTCAGGCGTGTTGTGGTCGGGATTGAAAGGGCTGCGCTTTCCGCAACAGCAATGATGCCATTTGCCGCCGTCGTTACGCGACCGTCGCTAGTTATCCGCAACGCCTGACGCGACCCGCTTAACGCGCGAGGAATACCGGAGTCCGCGTTTTCTAGCACAGAGCTTGCGGTCACGACTGTCTGCTGTGCGTTGCCTGTAGCATATATAGCGCGGGTCTGAACGCGGTTAGCGGTAGAGCCGTCGTCAAGAGAAACGATACCAATCGAGCCCAACCCGCCAGACACCGTTGTCCCGGTGAAGTCCGCCACTATGGTCAATGGAGTTCCGAGAGCGTTGGCGAAGGTAAGCAACCCCGCGTCGACAGCCCGCGTCCCCGCCGCTCCTGTGGTGATGATGGGGGAGGTGGCGAAGGCTCCGGCTTCGAGTTGAGCGCCCCACCAGTATCCCGCCAAAGCGCCGTTTCCGGTGTAAATGACGGTGTTGTCAGCAGATGCCCATTCAAGATAAGTCGCGCCCGCTGCCGTCGTCAGGATGCAGGTGGCAGTAAGCGTCACACGATACCAACTGTTCGCTAGTGCGGTGATTGTGGCTGTGCCACCTGTGACCGTCCCGAGCGTTCCGTTGGCTAGATTAAATGACGCGCGTTCGTTCGTAAAACCCGTTGCAAAGTTCAACGCACACCACGTCCGACCACTCGCCTTTACGAACGCGGACAACGTGTAGGATGTCCCCGACGTAACGCTAGACGAACCATAAAGAACGCGGTGCGTTGAAAGCCCCGTATCCTCCGTAAAGGCATCTGCGGTGGTTGACGCATCCGGCGCGGCGATTTGGTTTGCTGTAACCGTCACCCCAGTTTTTAGCCAGATTGCGTTGTCAAACTCGGTCGAGCGCGGCAGCAGGTTCGTCCGCGCTTCCTCAACCAGTATCCCCCGGTTCGTGATGCGGGGGACGCCCGTGGCGAACTGGATGACGTTCCCCGCTAGGTCCAGCGCAGTCGCCGTGCCGTTCGTGTCAGTGCGGGAAAATGTCCAGCCGGGGATAGCGGCAGGGCTATCCGTGCGAGTGTTGTTCAGGCTGAAGACGCC